CCTGCTGGCGACGGTGCGACGTCCGCCGACATCCAAGCATTGGGTGATCGGATCGGTGCTGAGCTCGAGCGGCAGGCCCGGACGATCCAGACGATGCAACGACAGATGGTGGGCGCGTAATGAGCACCATTGAGGTGGCGTTCGTAGGGACGTGGATCACCGACGTCGCCACAGGCACGAGCGTGAAGTTCCTCAAGACAGACCGCACCGAAACCGACCAACGTGACGTCCAGGTCCGCTCCTACGCGGGTGGCCGGCGCCGGATCATCAGCACCCCGCGGCGTGAGCGGACGACCCCGCTGACCCTGCGCTCCGTGTCTGAGGCTGATCTCGAGATCTTGCGAGACTGGACCGGGCGCCTCTTGCTGCTGCGTGACGGGCAGGGGTGGCGTAGGTGGGGCACCTACGCGGGCCTCGTCCCGACCACGATCCACCCCGCACCCCACGTGCCTGTGCACGACGTGGCGTTGGTCTGGTTCGACGCCGACTACGACGAGAGCGCGTGACGCCGTGCAGCCGCTGACAGCGGCCCCGCGTGACGCCTTCACCACGGCACAGGTGACCGCGCTCCTCGTGGCCCCCGATCTCGAGGTGGACTTCGGGGTGGAGCTCCTGAGCCCGTCCCTGGCCCTGCTCGAGGACATCAGTGCGGACGTCTCGGGTGGTGCAGTCAAGCGCGACTGTCTTGCCAACGTCCACGGAACGGTGGACTTGACGATCTCCCGGGCGCTGGCCTGGGGCCGCGACAGGATCCGCCCGTACATGACCCTGTCGTCCGCAACCGCAGGCGTGAGCGGTTGCCTGTGGAACCTTGGTGTCTACCTGCTGACCACCCCGGACACGACCCTGGGTGAGTCCCCGCAGTCCTACTCCGTGACCGGGTTCGACCAGCTGCACCTGTTGCAGGACAACGTCGGCGACTCCTACACGGTGGCCGCCGGAGCGAACGTCCTGGCCGCTGTCCGGGCCGCGCTGGCCGCCGCAGGTGTTACCGCGCCGATCCTGCTCGACACGGCCGCGTCGGCCAAGACGCTGGCGAGCGTAATGACCTGGCCGCAGACCTCGTCCGAGTCACCGACGTGGATGAAGGTCATCAACGACCTCCTCGCAGCCATCGGCTACCGCGGGATCTGGTGCGACTGGGACGGTGCGTTCAGGTCCGGGCCGTATGTGAACCCCTCCGACGGTGCCGTGGAGTGGACCTTCGCCGTGGGGGATCTGACCCTGGGCATCGTGGCCGCGAACCGGACCGTGGCCAACGACGTGTGGGGTGCCCCGAACTGGTGGCGCTTCATCATGAACGGTCTCACCGTCGCACCCGTGGAAGGCACCGGGCAGTACACCACCACGAACGCTACGACGGGGCCGCCGTCGATCGCCTCAGTGGGTCGCACGGTCCACGCCCCGGTCGTCTACCTTGACGCCGTCGACCAGGCGTCGCTGGTCGTCCAGGGTGACGCGATCAAGGCGGCTGCGATGCGGGTCACCGAGGTCATCACCGCGTCACTGTCCCCGTTCCCGGCCGCCTGGCATTTCGACGTCTCGACCTACAGTGACGCCGCGCTTGGCGTGGATCGTAAGGCGCAGTGCCGGTCCTGGTCGCTGCCCCTCGACGGCTCCGACATGGCCTACACCTTGGAGAGCGTCTGATGCTCGAACCAGCAACAGTGACACAGGCATCCCCGCTGCTGGTCCGGCTCGACTCCTCAGCCACCTCGGTCCCCGCACTGCACCTGGCCGCGTACACACCCGTGCTCGCGGACCGGGTTTCGGTGCTGCGCCAGGGGTCGCAGCTCGTCGTCGTCGGCAAGCCGATCTGATGGCTGACAAGGCTGTGGTCATCACGACCGACCTGACCCTGACTGTGAAGCTGATCGACGCCGGGACCACGTTCCCTGCCGTGCTGCTCGCGGCCACACCGTATGAACCATCCCAGGGAGACATCGTGACCGCGCTCCTGCTCGATGATGGCCACGCCCTGGTGCTGGGGGTGTTCTCGTGACGGTCACAACGCTCAACCCGACCGGCGCCCGGCAGACCTATGTGGTCCCGGCGGGGGTCACTTTCGTGACCATCACCTGTAAGGGTGGCGCAGGGATGTGGGGGTCAGGCAGCTCCCCCGGAGGCAGCGGTGGGTCCGCTTCCGGCAAGTACATCGTGGCGCCGGGCACAACCCTGTACGTGTATGTGGGGGCCGCCGCGACGAGCGTGACCGGCGGCTGGCCAGGTGGCGGCAACGGTGGCGCCCTGGGCCCTGGCGGTGGTGGTGGCGGCTGGTCGACGGTCAGGGGTAGCGCGGACACTATCGCCGCGACCATCATCGCGGCCGGTGGTGGTGGCGGCGGCGGGGACGGTGTCAGCGTCGGGGGTGGTGGCGGCGGCGGTGCGTCCGGCTCTAAGGGTCGCGGCACTGGCGGTGGTGCGCCCGGAACGCAGTCAAGTGGTTACGCCGCGGGCACCGGCGGCTTCGTCGCCTACGGCGGTCTAGGCGGCGGCGGCGGCGGCGGCAAGTTTGGCGGTGTCGGCGGCTACAGCAGCGGTGGCGGCGGTGGCTCGGGTTTCCTGAGCTCGGCGCTGGTTGGCGCCACGATGGTGAACGCCAGCAACACCACCGCCGGCCAGGTCGTCATCACCGCGGTCAACACCGCACCCCTGGCCCCGACACTGACCAGCCCGCCAAACAACGGGTACATCATCAACACCGAAGCCAACCCGTTCACCTGGACGTTCAACGACCCAGACCCCGGCGACTCACAGTCCCGGGCGGACTTCCAGTACAAGAAGCTCGGCGACGTCGCCTGGACCACGATCACCAACGCAGCAACCACGGCGCGCACGTACACCCTGGCCGCATCCACCTGGACTGCCGGATTCCAGTACGAGTGGCAGATCAGCACGTTCGACGTCGCAGGTCTACAGTCCCCGTGGTCGGGCAGCAGGTTCACCAACACCATCGCCGTCGTCCCCGCACCCACAATCACCGCCCCCACCACGGGGGAGATGGAGTTCGGAACCCCGGTCGAGCTCGACTGGACCCTGCCCGGGGCGTTCACCCAGGACGCCTACCGGGTGCAACGCACCGACCTGGCCGACGGGTCGGGGGTCATCTACTACGACTCCGGGATCGTTGCCCTCACCGCCCTGTACGCGATGGTGCCGCTGGACGCCGCAGCAGGCAGGACCGACTGGTTGCGGGTGCAGTTCCGATACAACGGGCACTGGTCTGCGTGGGCGTCCGTAGACATCCTGGATGAGTTCGGCCCACCGCACACGCCGTGGCTCGGCTGCGCACAGGTGCCCGGCCAGCCCGCCGTGGTGGTGGTCATCACCAATCTCGGCATGAGTTTGGGGTACACCGACACCATCCTGAACGACCTGTACCGAGACGGCGTGCGGATCGCCGCGAACCTGCCCGCCAACGCCAGTTTCACCGACCTACTACCTGGCGCTGGGAGTGTCCATTACACCGTCACGGCGTACTCCGCGTCTGGCGCCACAGCCCAAGGTGACGAGTTCCTCGACATCATCTCCGACACCTTCACCGACCTTTTCGGTTCGTCCGATTCACACTAGGAGCAGCACATGACCTATTCCGCAGGGGACTTTGGGCACGTCGCTGTCCATAACGCGATCGACGTTGCTCAGGCTTCGGTGATCGCTGCTGCCACCGCGTCAGCCGCCTCCGCTGCGCTGTCTGCGTCGCTGGTGGGCGCTCCTGCAGACGTGGCCGTGGCCGCGATCGTGGGCGACCCTGCGTCCGACACCGCCACACTCCTTAGTTCCACCTATGCCCCCTTGTCGGCGGTGACCTACCGGGGAAACCGCACGGTCGGCCTAGGCGACTCCAACACCCTCGGCGTGGACAGCACGGCCATCGACCAGAAATCATGCTCCCCCTACGCATGGGCGTGCTACCTGACCAACCAGCGCATGATGAACGTCCACAACGCAGGCAAGTCTGGTGACACCGCAGCAATGGCCCTCGCCCGCGTAGACACCGAATGTCTTGCCTACGCCCCCGACCGGGTTGTGCTGATGATCGGCACCAACGACATGCCCACCGTGGACCAGACCGCGCTCAAGGCGAACGTCATCGCCATCCTCGACAAACTCAAAGCCGCAGGGGTGACCGTCCACCTCATCTCGATCCCCCCATACCTGACCTACAAGACATCGGTCGAGTCATACAACGCATGGCTGGCAACCACAGCCGCAGCGCGGGGCCTGACCTTCACCGACATCTACACCCCATCGTCCAACGGCTCGGGCGACTGGCACGCGGGCTACTTCACCAACGCCCTGCACTTCAACGAGGTAGGCGCACAAGCAGCGGGGCAGGTCATTGCCACCGCATTGTCCCCTGTTCTGCCCGTCGGCACCACCATCCCCAAGACATTCCTCGGCACAGGGGAACGCAACCTCAACCCCACCGGCCTGTTTGCCACCGGCACCGCAGGCGTCCCTACCGGATGGGTGGCTGCTGACGGGGGTGCGACCACACGCGCGCTTGTTGCCGACGCCGCCTTTGTCGGACAGGCGTGCGCGACAACCCGTAACGACGCCACCTTCGGCATCGGTATCGCCCTCAACTGCTCAACGGGCGCGGCGGGCGCTGCCGCTGGCGACCGATTCGCATTCTCGTGGAAGTGGCGCGCCCCGGTCGGCGTCCACTGTTACGCCCACGTCGCATGTACGGACTTCGACGTCTTTTTCAACGATGTCTGGGCTGGCGACGGAACCACCCACGTCGGCTACGGAGAACTGATTTACCGGACCACCCCTGGGACAGCCAGCCTCGCCATTTACTTCGCAATGACAGACGGCGCCAATGGGGACGTTTTCTACCTCGGGGACGTGGCGATAAAGAAACTGCCACCCCTCGTCTGAACAAGAGTAATCACATCTGGAACAGTTCCCTGCTCGCCTCGGCGCACTCCTCTGAGCACGCAGGCGTGCCCCACCCTCCACGAGGGAGGTCGTCTGTCTGGTCCAGAAGCGTTCCACAGGTGCAGCACTTCGGGAGTCGCGTCCGGGCAAGCCATGCGCGCAGGGTAATCAACATGTCGCCAGAGTAAACCCAAGCACCTGACCCCCCAGTGCATATGTCCCGGCTATGCCCGCCCTGATCTGACCCACCCCCCGACACCGCCGCCACGGACCTGTGACGAC